GTTTCTTATTTTACTTAGCTCATTATTACACTTTTTACATTCTGGTCTTAAATAATTTCCTCCTGAGTGTGCGCTAAAGTTACTTAAAGGTAGTAAGGTATTGCACTTGTTACATAATTTTTCACCAGCACCTAAATCAGAATGGTCATCATCAAACATTTCAAACTGTTCAATCATTTTTATTAGTGAGTTTCTGCCCAGCTTTTTCCATAACTGTACTCTCCTGTTAACGGACATCTAAGTTTGAAGTGAAGGCCAGCAGCTTCCAAACAAGAAACTGCCAGCCTTCCGAACTTATCCTCCTGACCCTGCCTCACTTCAGTTTGAACTTCATCGTGAATGTTACCTACAAAGTGGTAGTCAAGCTTCCAGCGTTGTGCATAGTCATCTAAAATAACTAACGCCTTCTTCATAACTATTGCCCCTGCTCCTTGCAGTAACGTGTTCAAAGCTGAGTGTTCACTTCGGACATGAAGGATACGCCCGTCTAAACCAGTTAGTTGGCCTCGCCTCGCTTTGGACGAAACTCTGAGTCTAAGATTTGCAAATGCTGGGAGATTAGACATAAATCGTTGTCTAAGCTCTGCACCATCTTTTGCATCTCCTCCAACCACTGTCCCAAGTTTTCCATCTCCTGCTCCGTAAAGTAAGGCATAGATGAAAGTTTTAGCCTGATCTCTTCGTTTAAGTCCTGCAAGCTTTTGGTTAGCAGTGTGAATGTCTCCGTTGAGTATTTCATTGGTGTACTCCTTATCGCCCATGTAATGAGCTAACATACGTAACTCAAGTCCACTGGCATCAAAACCAACTAATGATTTACCGTAGGGTACAGCCCAACATTCTCTACACTCTTGTCCATAAGGGGAGTAAGAGGCAGGTACTTGAGCAAGATTTGGCTTGGAATGGGTCATTCTAGATGTCACGGCCCCATTGCTGTTCACGTATCCATGAACCCTACCGTCTTCCTCATCCACTGCGTCTATCCAACTGTACACCTGTGCCATGCGCTTTTGGACTAGCAAGTATTCAGATATTAGTTTAGCTTCCGGTATATTTTCTATCTGTGACAAAACAGACTCATCCACCATCGGCTGACCCGTATCAGTAAACTTTCTAGGTTTCCATCCGCACATCTTCAAGCGTTGACCTATTTGTTGTCTGGAACCCGGATTAAAGCAAGAATATTCAATCCTGCTAAAAGTTCCTGAAACATCAGTCCAATGCTCACCAAAGGGTTTAAGTCCAACTTTAGACAAAGACCCGTCCTTCTTACGCTTTGGTTCTACTTCCTCAACAAAAGTTGGTAAAGGTAAGAACCGTTTACGTAAGGTTTCCTCTAAGTCATACTTCCTTTCCTTTAGCAAAGCCAACAAGTTATGAGTTTTCTTTATGTCCAACATCCAGCCGTACTTTATTTGCTGGTTTATTATATGTTGAACTTCATGCTCTAGCTTTATTGACTCTTCACTAAAGTCTTCCAGTTCAGTCATTAAATAATGAAAGGTTTGTTCAGTTACTTCTACGTCACGTACACAGTACTCTTCCATCTCTGGAGAAAGCTTTGACCAATCGTTATGATCTCCTTTAGGGAAACCTAAGATACTGCCCCAGTTAGCGAGGTTGTGGCCTCTGTCTCTCTGAGGGTTCTCAAGCCTTGACAAAACTAAAGTATCTATAATCCTACTTTTGTCTATGTCTATGTCCCATACTTTTTTGATAACCGGAGCATCGAAGCCAATCATGTTATGACCAACAACGGGAGCATCGTTATCAAGAGCTTCTCTAAGAGTCTCTGCATCGTAGTGTTTTAGTATCTGTTCACCTTGTTTCGTCACGGCTATCCAAATGATGTCAGGATTGAGACCATTTGTTTCTATATCAAGAAAGATAGGTAGCCTGTCAGAAATCATTGTCTAAGTCCTTTGGTGGAGCAACTTCAGACATTCTGGAAGTAAACTTATCATACTTAAGGTAACAAGCTGGCCCTGTAAGTCCTGCATAACGATTCTTTAGCACACGCACTGTAGTAGTGTTACGTCTGTCTTCGTCTTCGTCCTGCTGGTTACGTTCCAAACCTATTACCATGTCAGACAGCTGTGCAATAGCCTGTGAGCCTCGTAGCTCACTTAAGCTTATCTTACCTCCGTCTTCGTGTGGTTTACCCTGTGTTCGTCTTAAGTGAGACACGAGGAATAAACCTATGCCTAACTCTTGAACCAAGGTTCTCAGGTTAGTCATTATAGCGTCTATGGCTTTACGCTCATCGTTGTTTTCCTGTGCAGACACAACGATACTTAAGTGGTCCAGTATGATCCACTTGCAGTCCAACGCTTTAGCCATATGACGTACTCTTGCTAGGAGCTTGTCCTCACTGGTGCTTCCCCAATGGTCAAACATAAAGTAACGACCTGTGCCTAAAGTTTGCTCCCAATACGGAAAGGCAACCTCTGGGTCAAGATCTTCCTCTAAGTGCAAAGGACAATCAGCAGCTATGGACATAACTCCTAGCGCAGTTCTAGCTATGTCTTCCTCTAATGCTAGGATTCCTATGTTGTCCTCCGTAGCATTGAGTAAGTAGTACTCTAGCTCTCTAACAATCTGACTTTTACCCATACCGGAACCACTTGTTATGGTTACTAGCTCATAAGGCCTGAAACCTTTTGTAAGCTCCGTTAAACCATTCCAAGGGTAAGGTATGGATTTAACTGTCATCTTGTTGATAATAGCGTCCCAAGTCTCAGAGCCAGCTATTATACCGTCAGGTTGATATATCTTAGAGTCCCACCAAGTGTTTTGAAATTCTCTCTGTCTATTGGCTACTAACATATCGTTAGCGTCCTTTAGAGGCAATCTACATATACGCACTTTGTTGGGGCTAAAGACATCCTTAACAGCATCTACAGCAGCTTCTCCAGCCTTGTCGTTATCAAAACATAACACGATATTTTCATAACCCTCTAAAAATTCTAACTGTTCTTTCACCTCCTTTACGGCAGCACTAGCACCGTTTCTTAAACTAACTACGTCCCATTTCCTGTCAAACATCTCACTGATAGAGAGAGCGTCAAGCTCACCCTCACAAAGTGTTATGAACTTACCTCTACCTCTACAAGTGTTTTGTCCAAACAGCCCAGCACCTTGTAAAGAGCCAGTAACCACAAAGTTTTTATTTTGCACTCTTCTGACTTTAGACCCTAAAAGGCTATCGGAGTCCGTAGCGTAGTAAGGGTAATAATGCTTTACTACCTCACCATTTGTTCCAAACTCCACAGTTACTCCAAACTTATCACAAGTTTGTTTTGATATGCGTCTATCGGGAATGTCAGCAGAGACACCAAACATCTCTAGCGGTCTTTTTGTTACTGTTGCTAGTTCCACAACTTCTCCATTTGATTTCTCGAAGTGTTTACACTCTGCACTGAAGCAGTACGCTGACCCGTCATCATAACGGGCCAACGCATCGCTAGAGCCGCACTGAGGACACGGCTCATGCTTCAGGAAGTTAGCTTTCTTAAAGCTCGTCATCAAATGCCGTATCTTCAGCTAACTCCAAGACTCTAATGGCGTTGAGGTAAGTTGGTGTGCCATGCACCGGGTGAGCATCTCCTGTCTTGTAACTAAGCTTTATCTTAGACCCTCTAGGTATCTCACCAATGAAAGGATTACCTTCTGCATCAATCACCCTTACCTTGAACTTGCTGGCAAACTTTCGTTGTGCTGCTCCTTCGTAGTCTTTCAGCTTAACACCCTGAGAAGCTAGAGACTCAGCGTTCTCATCGTCTAGGGTTCCTACAATGCTATATCGTCCTGTATCCTGTCCCATGT